ATTTAATTCGGTTTCAGCTTGTTTAGATACAGTAAATAATTTTGAAATGTTATTAACATAAACAGGTTCTCCTTTTTTAATCCCTTCGCATATTTCATGAATACTACATAAATTATTATTTTTGTTACATTTTTTAAGTGCTGTGCTATTATTTTTAGAATAACTTACCATTTTATCATCAGAAAACGCAGGGACTTCTATGTCACCATATTCATTTTCAAAATAATCTAAATTCCATTTTTTTACACAATCAAAATCTTTGATAAGTCCTCTAATAATAAATGGTTCAGTGAAATTTTTTGAAACTTCGGCTACTTTTTCTTTTGTTAATTCATTTATATGTATTTCAGGCAAAGGCATTGATTCAATCTTAGGCATTTTTTTCAATCTTTCAGAACGATTATTATTCATGAAAGTAGTTAAAAAATAATCTGTTTGTGAAAGTCTATTATCTTTGTATTGTGATTCTTCTTTGAAATTATAGCTATGTCTATTCAATAAATAATCAATAGTATATGCTAAATAGTAAGTAGTATTAGTAAAATAAAAAACAATAATAAGTAAAACAATTATTAAGTATAATGAATATTGTATAATATTATTCTTATTCAATTTATTTTTTTTCTTTTCCATAAAATATATATACATATAAATATATTTTTTACAAGTATAATTTTCTAATTACACTTGTAAAAAGGCAAATATTAAATTTTTTTCGATTTGCGGATAATTTTTTTTTGTGATTTGCGGATAGGCTTGCGAATACATTTTCTAGTGATGTTTTTTTTAGTTGATTTTTTTTTACCACCAGAAATAGCACACATTGCGTCGTCATTTTCATTGCCCTTACATTTTTTAGATTGAACACTTTGAACATTATTATCAATCCACACACCCGTATCTACTATGGTGTTTTTAATATTTTTGTTATAATTATCAAATGTTAATACAGTTACAGGTTCATTACGATAAGTATTATTTCTAGTGTTTTTGGTTTTATAAATATTTTCTAATAGTTCAAATGCTTGTAAATAACTTTTATTTGCTACAAATTCATTGTTCATTAAATTGGTTGTAATATAACCAAGATTATCGGAATTTATTGTTGCTGAATTTATTGTTGCTTCTTTTTTTTTAAATATATCAATACTTGTTTTCATAAAAGTTGTAACTATACCAAGAGGAAAAAACCAATCCATTTGATGTTCTAATACATCTTTGTAATTACGTTTTCTCTGATTAACTATCCAAGATAATAAATTTATTATATTCATAGTTTTCATTATAAAATTAATTTTAGCTTCTGTGATAGTTGTGATAGTTGTAGTCTTTTTAGGGAAAACGATATTGTCTAATTCATTCTTTAAGTGTTGTCTTATTTCATTTATATATATTTTTTCACTGGCATATAAATAACTGTCATCAACATTATTATCCAAATAAACACTTTCTCCAAAATCAATAAGTTGTGTTTCTATATTACCAGTTTCTAAACCACTAACTAATGCGTTTCCAAGATGCATATCAAAATTAATAATTCCAATAATCAAAAAAAGATAAATTATTTGTGAATAAATATGATTATCAACTATGATTAAATTATTATTATTAAGACTTATATTAACGAATTCAATACCATTTTCAATTTCAGACATCAAAATAATTCCTAACTTATAATGAGGTTTATTATGCCTGTCTAGAGCATTACGAAATGCTTGATTAAAATAATATAGTAAGCAATCAATTACGCTCTTTATTTCAGTGTTATTATTTGTAGTAGTTTTATTTTTTAATAATGACAAGAAACGTTCTGATAATCTATTATCGTAAATTTTAGCATAAATAACTTCTGGACAAATAGGTGTTCTACCACCTCTTTTTGATTGATTGTTTATAAAATTTTGAATTTCGCTTTCATATACAAAATAATTCTCGATTTGTGTAACTTTATAACTTTTTTTATCTTTTAGAGATTCAACCATTTGCGTACATTTACTTAGTAAATATTTTGAATCTGATAAAACCATAATTTTTATTATATGTGATTTCCCATTATAGGATAATTTAAATATAAAACCCATTTTTGAATAAACGGATATTAATTCTATTGTAGCATTACCATTTTCTAAAATATTTAATAAAAAATCATTTGGTTTTGGCTTTGGTTCAATAGGATTATATTCTCTATCACCTCTTGTATTTAATGCTTTAGATTTCGGCATAATATGATATAAACTATTATATCATATAATAACAAAAAATTTATACGTAGGATGGTAAAATATCAATATCCATCAGGTTCTCGATATTAGTATCAATATTATTAATAGGTGTTAAGAATTGTTTAAAAATATCGAATTCTAATTGATTATATGGTGTATGTTTATGTACAGTACGCGCGATCATTTTGTATAATTTAAAATTAGGATATCGTTCCTCACCATTACGTTTATACAATACATTTCTACCAGAATCATCTAAACACCATCTATAAATTGTATGTTGTAAGTCATCGAAAGCATCAGTATCATTATCATTATCAATAATAAAATCATAGATAGAACAACCGAGACGACATAAGTCGAAACTATAATTAGGTTCTAAACGAGGTTTGTTCTCATTAAAATAAGGTTTGAAATTATATTGTCCGTTAGCATCACCGCCTAATGAGAAACTATCACTACAATATAATTTTCCGTTGAATTTATAAATGGCACGACCAAAATCAATTAATTTATAAATGCGACCGAATGTAGGGACTTTGTATGATTTTCCATCATAACGGTAATATAAAAATTCGATATCAGTATTTATGAACATAATATTATTAGTATGTAAATCATTATGCGTGAAATGGAATAATTTTTGATAACATAATAGTGTCATGATGATTTGAAAAAGACCACTGGTAATTTCTTCTTTTGTAATAGACGAGTTTTCGAATAATTCATCGAATGTCCCGTCACATTTTTCTAGACAAATAAGTTGTACTGGAAAATTATGAATAAACGCATATTCATTTTCATTTTCAGTATTATCGTTAGATGATGAATCGTCCGTTTCCCATTTTGACTCATCATACGAGTCACTTGTGATATCCTCATTATCACTTGATTCATCGCCGGTAGATTCATCGCCGGTAGATTCATCGCCCGTAGAATCATCACCTGCAGAATCATCACTTTCAGAATCACTATTATTCTCGTCGGCATCCGCGTCAACGTCAACCTCAGTAGAATCATTTTTCAAATAAACAATATTTTGATTATCTAATTCAATATCATTTACAAAATTAGTTTCTTCCGTCGTATTATTTCCAATATCAAATACGTCAATATTAATAGGAGTATTTCTAATTTCTAACCGATTTTTATTTGCTCGAGAACCATAATTGAACATTTCGTTTTTATCAAAACCAGTAATTGAGAACAATTTTTTGATATTCTCACTAAAATAATCCGAATTATTCAAGTAATCCAAATCATCACTAACATTCATTTTATATTTATCTTGAATACCTAAATAAGAACCATAATAATCAACACCATGAATAAAATTATGTTTTTCTATTAGCTTACTAGTAAGGAAACTAAAAAAACTATCAACATAAGATGCGTTATTTGGCTCACTTAATTTATGGTGTGGTTTTGTATCAGAATCATACAAACTATGTTCTGGTAGTGTCATTAAACTATCATCGATAGAGTATTTACCAATCATGTAGCGAATAGGGTCCAATAAAGGAGAATATTTGATGAATACATTTTTATTGATAATATCTTTTGTAGAAAAATCATAAGTATGTTGAGTATCATAGAAATGATATTTATTATTCAATGAAATTTTCTCAAAGTCGATATTTCTACAAGAATCCAAATCGAATAATTTGGAATAAATAGGATTATATTTTTGTATTTTTTGGATATGAAAAGGATTATAGTTATGTTCTAAATCTTCATTGAATGGTTCAAATGATTCTTTTAATTTTTCTAAATTTATATATTCGGTATTTAAAATTTCAACATCAAATTTATGATTTTCTTTAGGAGTATTGAGAACATTCATTTTAAAAAAGCAGTATAAGTGTTTAATATATTTTAGAATTGATTTTCAAACGTAACATAATATACTTTACAAAATTCCAGTATGTAAAATCGATAATAGTTACGTTTATTTATAAATATCTATATATTGATATATTTTAATAATCAAAAACAATATGACGTTAGAATTAAAAAAATTCAATATGCGTGAAATTACATTTAGACCAGACGAAAATAAAGGGCCAGTAATTGTAATGATTGGACGTCGTGATACAGGTAAATCATTTTTAGTAAGAGACCTTTTGTATTATCATCAGGATATTCCAATTGGTACTGTTATTTCTGGAACAGAAGCAGGTAACGGGTTTTATGCTGCGCATGTACCTAAATTATTTATTCATGATGAATATAATACAGTATTGATTGAAAATGTATTACGTCGTCAGAAAACGGTATTAAAACAAGTGAATAAAGAATTAGAGATGTATCGAAAAACGACGATAGACCCGCGCGCGTTTGTTATATTAGATGATTGTTTGTATGACCAAACATGGACAAAGGATAAGATGATGCGTCTGTTATTTATGAATGGTAGACATTGGAAAATTATGCTTATTATTACTATGCAGTATCCACTAGGTATTCCACCTAATCTACGTACAAATATTGATTATGTTTTTATTTTAAGAGAACCTTATTTAACAAATAGAAAACGTATTTGGGAGAACTATGCTAGTATGTTTCCAACATTGGAGTCATTTTGTGCGGTGATGGACCAAACAACCGAGAACTATGAGTGTTTAGTCATCAACAACAATGCGAAATCGAATAAATTGAATGACCAAATCTTTTGGTATAAAGCAGATAACCATCCAGATTTTAGACTAGGTTCAAAAGAATTCTGGGAAATATCGAAAAATATGGGTTCTGATGACGAGGATGATGCTTATGACCCAAGTAAAGCAAAGAAACGTCAAGGACCGGCAATCAATGTCAAAAAAAATAAATGGTAAAATATATGAAATCTAATAATATTCAAAAAAAAATAATTTGAATATTATATATAGAAAAATGTTCAAAGACATCTCAAATATAACAACCGCAACCGATTTTTTACCAATTATAAATGGAGC